TGTTCTCCATAGTATTTATTCTAACGATAAATATGTATAACGGCAAGGAGAATAAAAATCCCTAAACTATCTTTATACAAACCAGAAAAAGGCGCCGACTATACCTTCATTGATCGACAGATTTTTGAAATGTTTTCTGTTGGTGGAACAGATGTACTTGTACACAAATATATAGGTACAGACGACGGAGAAGTAGTCAAAGATCAAACACAGATACAAGACCTTCTTTTCTTAGAGAATAGAGATAGAAAATACGATCCAGATGTATATTCTATCAGAGGCGTATACAATGTACAAGATATAGACTTTGATTTAAGCCAATTTGGTTTGTTTTTAAGCAATGACACACTGTTTATTACCGTACACATTAATAATAGTGTAGAAACAATAGGCAGAAAAATTATGTCAGGCGATGTGATAGAATTGCCGCATCTTAAAGATCCATATGCAGCAAACGATTTCAAAACTGCAATGAAAAGATTCTATGTAGTCGAAGATATAAATCGTGCAGCAGAAGGTTTTTCACCAACTTGGTATCCGCATTTGTATAGACTCAAACTGAAACAAATTTATGATGGACAAGAATTTAAAGACATACTTGAACGTCCTGAAAATGATGATCTATTCGAAGGCGAATATGATTCAACAAAAACATATGCTGTGGAACAGGTTGTGAGATATCAAGGAACACTATACGAAGTTGTACAGGAAACCACAGGTAATTTACCTACTAACACTGAGTATTGGCAAGAATATCAAGACAATACACTTAGAGATATACTAAGCACCTACGAAAAAGAAATGCAAATCAATGATGCAGTACTAGCAGAAGCAGATTCAGATGCAGCAGAAAGTGGATACGACACTACTAACCTGTTCACTCTTGCTGTAGACGAACGTGGAAAGTTTGAACTTCAAACCCGTAGACACCGACGAAATTGATGCCAGCAGTTTAACAACAGCAGATGGTATACTGGGCAAGCCAGAGCGTTTAGGATATACAGGTTATATGATAACGGATGGTAATGCTCCTAACGGTGAAGCATTTGGAAGTGGTATATCTTTTCCACAAAACAATGAAAAGGGCGACTACTTTTTGAGAACAGACTTTATGCCAAATAGACTGTTTAGATTTGATGGTGCTAAATGGGTTAAGATGTATGATGATGTGAGAATGACTATGACTAATTCAACCAATAGACAAACACAGCTGGGTACATTTGTTAACAATGACAACAGCGATACTATTGCAGGAGAAACTATTCCTGAACGTCAAAGCTTGTCAAAAGCACTAAAGCCAAAGGCAGATAACACATAATGCACATATACAAATGGACACACAAAACAACTGGTAAAGTGTATATTGGGCAATCGATCCAAGAACCTAATCAACGTAGATTAGAACACATTTGTGGTTCTTGTTATACTGACAAATCATACCATTTCCATAATGCTATTAGAAAATACGGAGTCGAAGCGTTTGATTGGGAAGTACTAGATTATGCTAATAACTTAGAACACCTTAATGAATTAGAAGAAAAATATATGAAAGAGTATAATTCTATTGAAGAAGGATATAATATTCGTCAAGGCGGTGATAACAGATTACATTCAGAAGAAAGTAAACAGCGAATGAGCGAGGCACAAAAAGCTGCTCATGCAAGACGCAGAGCAAACGGCGGCGATGGCGGATGGACAAGACGTGATGGCGGACCTATGAAGGGTAAAACGTGCTCCGAAGAACATAAAAGAAAAGTAGGTTTAGCAAATAAGGGAAAAATGAAGGGGAAAACCTGGAAACTTATTGACAGTAGGCGTGTTTGGATGGAGATTGTATAATGACTCAGCATTTTTATGATGGACAAATAAGAAGATACATCACGCAGATGGTAAGATTAATGAGTAATTTCTCTTACAAAGATTCAAATGGTAAACTAATCAAAATACCTGTAATGTATGGCGATCTAACAAGACAGGTTGCAAACATAATCAGAGACAACAGTGAGAATAAAATACCCAGTGCGCCCAGAATGGCCGTATATGTGAGCGGACTAGAACAGGACAGAACAAGAACCAGTGATCCCAGCTTTGTTCAAAAAACACAGATTAGGGAAAGACTTTACGACGAAAATAATAATGAGTATCTCAATTTCCAAGGCAGAAACTTTACTGTAGAGAAACTTATGCCTAGTCCTTATACCCTAAAATTAAATGTGGACATATGGACAACAAACACAGATCAAAAACTACAAATCTTAGAACAGGTACTAGTACTGTTTAGACCTAGTTTTGAGATACAGACCACAGATAATTATATCGATTGGACAAGTTTAAGTGTTGTTAACTTAGAAGGAATAAACTTTAGCAGTAGAAATATTCCTGTCGGTGTTGATTCGGAAATAGACGTAGCACAACTTTCTTTTAGTACTCCAATTTACATTTCACCTCCTGTAAAGGTCAAAAAATTGGGAGTTATTCAAAATATTATTACCAGTATATTTGATGAAGCTAATGGAAATATTAATCTAGGTATCGCAGGACCTGATCTACTTGCGTGGACAGATGGTAGCACAGAATTTGAAAGTGTTAGATCGACTACAGGTGGCGCCGGTGACGAGGAAACAGTTGTAGACTATGGAGAGTTTCCTAACACAGGTACAGGCGAAATGGACATTAATGCAAAATTTAGATCAAAAGAATTGGCAAATAATAGAATAGTTAGTCATACTTCTCACCAAAACTATGGACTTTATGTTTTAGGAAACGAAGCACAAGTAGTAGACAAAGGAACAGTTGGCACAGTGAACTGGAGAGAACTATTTAATATCTGGCCAGGTACCTATGTCGCTGACGTAAGTAGAATACTGCTGAGAACAACAGACACTGGAAATAATATTGTTGGTACTATAACACTTAATCCTCTAGACGAAACTAGAGTACACATCAATTGGGATTTAGATACCCTACCAGACGACAGTGTTGTTGAAGGACCAGCAAGAGCCAGTAATGCTTGGACCAGTTTTGATTACATAATAGATCCCTTGCGCTTTGATCCTAACCAAGATAAAAGCGTTGGTATAAGATTACTACTGCTAAGTGATGTTGGGAATAGAAAGAACGCAGACGGTGCTGATGCTTGGAAAAACACAGACGGTAGCGACTTTGTTGCTAGCGAGAATGATGTTGTAGAATGGGATGGCACACAGTGGCACATTGTACTAGATGCTAGTGACACATTCGATACTGTTTATATGAGCAATCTCAACACAGGTTATCAATATAAATGGACTGGGTTTGAGTGGGTCAAAAGCTACGAAGGCGAATACTCAAACGGTGCTTGGGAATTAGATCTTCCAGGATAATTATTTGTATGACAGAAAAAATAGTATGCAGTGGAGCTCTGTTCTACTCTAGATCTACACATAGATTTTTATTATTGCAAAAAGCAAGCGGTAAACATGCAGGAACATGGGGGTTAGTAGGAGGTACTAATCTCGAAAATGAAACTGCATGGACAGGATTACAAAGAGAAATACAAGAAGAAATTAATTCAACACCTAAGATTATCAAAACTATTCCCCTAGAAAGTTTTGTCAGCAACGATAATGTGTTTAATTTTCATACATATCTTTGTGTGGTAGAATCAGAATTTGTTCCTATGCTCAGCGATGAACATCAAGCATGGGCCTGGGCAACTCTAGAAAAACCGCCGGCACCGTTACACCAAGGATTAAGAAAAAGTCTTAATAGCAAAATAAACAAAACAAAATTGCAAACTGTATTTAAGATGATTGATTTAATCAAGTAGTGTAGCTTTTTTCTTCTACTATTTCACTGCCGGTTTTTTGATTTATTTGCTTTTTAATTCTAGCTCTTTCATCATTGTTAAGATAAACCTTCCTAGCAAGCAATATAAATTCATCATCAAACTTTTTATCCAATTCTTTTTTACGAATTGCGTCTTCAATTTCCCATAGTATGAGATTTACATTTTTTAGTGCTGTTCTTTCAACATACAGGTCTGGTAACTTTAAAGAACTTAATATATCTCTAAGTTGATCTAATTCATTTTGTATGTTGTGGATTTTTTCTTCGCCAAGAACCCTGTCAGATTTAATCTCCAAAATTGTAATCTTATCTACGAGTTCTCCAATGCTGCAAGGTATTTTTACTATCATTTGTGAGCACACTTGATTTCTTCTGCATTAGGTTTTTTGTCGTGTACGTGATTAATATAGGTATCAAGCACAGACTGTGGATCTACCATGATATTTCTAGGATCATTTATATCCATTTTATAATATGTATTAAATCGATTTTTATCATGGAAGCTCATATTCTTGTTGTGCATCCAACCAAACTGTGTCCAACGTGTATTTCCCCAAATAACTACTCCTCGAGTTTGAGTACTGGCACTGAAATGTTGTAAGCAGCTATCTATGCTGATAAATCCTTTTGCACGTTTTAGCATTTCATGTACGATTGCCCAGTGTTGATCACACTTTACGGTATTGAGATAACCGGGTTCGTTTGGCAATGTACAATCAATTATGGTTGTATCAGGATATTGTTCTTTGAGTGCATTGACTATACCTTGTGCAAAATAATTTGGATAATTTCTGCCTGCGTTAGAGCTGGCGTAGCCTTTGGCATTGTTGTATCCAATAGGAGTTTGCCCTCCGCTGAATTGCACCATAATGTAATCACTGATGTTGTTTTTTGACAGCCATTCGTCGGCAACGGGCTTGAGGTGATCAGTATATAACTGTGGTCTTATTGATGTATCGTATTCTACACCGAATAGATTGCAGTAAGATTTCAATAGATGATCTTCACCTTTGATAAAATTACTCTTATAGGGTTCGCAGTAATATATATTGTCGCTGGCTAATATTCTA